ATCTATGTCGTAGTAGACGGTGAGATTATCGAGATTAAAGATGCACCTGTTGTTGAAGAAGAAGCAATGACAGAAGAGATTGCACTAGAGACAGTAGTAGAAGAAGAAGTAATAGAGGAGACACCTGCCACAGAAGAGATGGCTATTGATCCTGCTGCTGATGCTGAAGCTATCCTGGCTATAGTACAACCTGTAATTGATGAGCAAATCAATGCTATTATAGCAATGATAGCTGATTTAAGAAATCACATGGAGGAGATGATGACTGATGGTGAGGAAGTAGTGGAAGTAGAAGCTACTAAATTATCACAGCATGATAAGTTTAGCATGGTGAGTAAATTTTTAAATAATAATAACTAAATAAAAAACAAAAAAAATGAGTAGAAAATTAAAATTTGACTTGGACATTGATGCAACTGCATTATTACAAGCTAACAGTGAGGCATTTTATAGCCGAGCTTATTTGAATGAGGAAGTAGTAGACAACTATCGTACACTACCAGGAGTAAAGTATAAGACTAAAATCTCTAATGTAGTATTTGGTCAAGTTTTACAAGCTGAGAACTGTGGATTCAATGCATCAACTGATGACCTTGCATCTGTAGAGATAGATGTATGTTCTCTATCTGCAATGGCACAAATTTGTCAATTTGACCTGGAGCAGTCTTTTGTATCATTACAAATGACTAAAGGATCAAATGGTGATTTCACTGTTGCATCTTTCATGGATTACTATTGGAATGAGATGTCTAAGACAATCGCTGAGAATGTAGAGAAGTTACGTTGGTCAGGTGAAGTAGGAGACGCAAATCCTGCACTTGCTTTATGTAATGGATACAAGTATTCTTTAGGAAGTGATTCGGCTAATGTAATTGATATTGCAAATCCTGTAGCTATTACTGCATCTAATGTACTTGCTAAATTAGCTTTAGTATATGCTGCAATTCCTGCTGCTGTTATTGCTAATCAAGAGGAGTTAAGATTGTATGTATCTGCACCTGTAGCTACATCTTATCGTGCTGCTGTTGCTGCATCTAACACTCAAGCTAACTTGACTCAAGCATTAGACTTTACTTATCTTGGAATAAAGATGGTATTATGTCCGGGAATGCTTGGTTTATCTACAATCGTAGCTTCACCTCGAAATAATTTTATCTATGCATTTGATGCAGAGGGAGATGGTAAAGCATTACGAGCTGTAAATTTAGCTGATACTATTGCTGAGCCTGTAATCAGAACTCGTGCTAATATGAAAGTAGGGTTTAGTCATGTTAATGGTAATGAGATTGTATTCTACAACTCTGCATCTTAATTAACTAATTTATAAATCTAAGGGAGTGAAAGCTCCCTTTACTTAAAACTATAACCGTGAGCTGCGAGACACTTATAAATATTACAAAATCCTGTGACAATAATACTGGAGGTATTAGACAGGTATGGATTAATGAGCAAGATGGAGTTACATCTACAACAGTAAATTCTAATACATGGATAGTAAGTGCCATTACATCTACTGCTTTTGCTACATTTGAAATCAATAGAAATACAGGTAACTATACAGAAGATACTGCAATAGACCTAATCAATGGCTCTACATTTGTAACTCAGACTATCACTCTAATGTTTAATAGAAGAGATAAAGATAAGTCAGAAGCTATCAATGTACTTGGAGCAGGTCAGCAGTATTTAGCTGCTGTTGTTTTAGATGCAAATGGTAAGTATTGGTACTTTGAGAACCTACAATTAACTGCAACAGGAGAAGGATCAGGTACAGCGAGAGCTGATGGTTCTAAATACTCTATCACACTATTAGCTGAGTCTGAGCATTTAGCTTATGAAATAGATGCAGATATTGTAATATCACCTGATTTCCCACCGTATCCATAATTACAACACCCTAATAATTAAAGCTCTAGTAATACTAGAGCTTTTTTTTTAAACATTTTTTGACCTTAGTATAATATAGTTATATGATATATATAAAGAAAGATGAGGTCAATCAGATTATCCTTACTCTCACTGAGGTAAGTACACTGCCGAATCCTTATTATTTATTTGTTTTTCAGAATGAAATGGACAAGCTGTCTGCACCTATTACATTCTACACTGCTGATCTATCAGCTTATCCTGAGAGATTCAATCAATTTGAGCTAGATGAGCCTGTAGATTTGGAACTAATCAAAGGACAGTATACATACAGCATCTATGAGTCAACTATCACACCTCCAACTATTGCTAACTCTACAGGGTTTGTGATTGAAGAGGGCAGGATGGTAGTATCAGGACCAATAGTATCATCAATTTATGAATAATTATGGCATTAAAAGATTTTTTCAAAACAGTAAAGCATGAAATAGTAGAGGGATATCAGTCATTCTCTACTCCATTCCTTAAAGTAGGAGGTGCAAATCTAACTCTACCTTATGTTAATGGTAGGAATCAGACTAATGGATACATTCCATTCGGGCAGGATAACCTATTTCCTGAACTACTCAATCAAATATTTTATTCTAGTCCATTACATGGCTCTATTGTAGGGTATAAAGTGAATGCAGCTGTAGGAGGTGGATTTAATATAGTAGCTGATAGACTTACTCCTCAGGATAAGCTAGAGCTATATACATTAGAGAGAAAATTAAACATAAAAAAAGTAGTTCCTGCAGTAACTCAGCAACTAATACTACACAATAGAGTATATTTTAAGCTATGTTTTGATGATAAAATGAAACTCACAAAGATAGTCAATCTATCCCCTGAAAAACTTAGAGTAAACTTAGATAGAAAAAGATACTATATCTGTGATGATTGGGCTAGTAGGATTGGAGTACAGGAGATAAGGAGATACACTCCTACCTCTAGAGATTATGAGCAGTTATTTGTATATGAAGTAGATAGCATTGGTCAAGATTTCTATTCTTTGCCATCCTATACATCAAGTTTAAATTATGCATTTTTGAGTGGCGAGCTTTCATACTTTGCTAAAAGTAACATCCAAAATTCAGTTTTTCCTAGCTTTGCCATGATGTTTCCTAAAAGACCTCAGTCTGAGGAGGAGAAGAACATGATAAGAAATACTATTGATAGATTGAAAGGTGCTGCTAATGCAGGTAAAGCTGTAGCATTCTTTGCTAATAGTCAGGACCAACTGCCAAAGATAGAGTCACTACCTACCAATGGTAATGATAAACTATTTCAGGAGGCATCACAGCTGAACACTGAGCAGATTTGCTTTAGTCACACCATTGATCCTATACTTATGGGAATCAGAACAACAGGCTCACTAGGTAATGGCTCAGATATTAAGCAGGCTTACATCATATTTGAGAAAAATGTAGTTATGCCACTAAGAGACCAGGTATCTGACATCTTTAATGAGCTACTATTTATAGCTAAGATAGATGCAGATTTTACTATCAATAACTATCAGATTATAAACGAGGCAATAGTAGAGCTTGAGGGAGATACCTCTAAGACTAATGATGCACTTAATAGTCTATCACCTTTGGTAGCTACTAAAGTGCTTGAGACTATGACTGAGAATGAGATTAGAGCCTTAGCATCTTTACCTCCTGTACCTGGAGGAGATAAAAGCAAAACACAAATTGCACAAACACCTATACTATAATGCTATACTTTATAACAGAAACTTATCTAAAGAATAACACACCCATCACAGCTAATGTAGATGTAAACAATGTCACTCCTTACCTAGCTACTCAAGCTCAGCTAAGAATCATGCCTATATTAGGTACTACATTCTATAATGACTTGCTAACTAAGTACAATGATCAGACATTAGATCCTGATGAAGAGACTTTAGTAACATTCATTCAGCCTATTATAGCATGGAGAGCAGCAGAGGATGCTGTATTTGGTCTATCATTACAGCTAAAAAACAAAGGTCTACAGACTCAATTCGGAGATAACAGCTCAGCAGTAGATAGAGGTACTATAGCATTCAGTATGGAACACTATGCACAAAAGGCTGCATTTTTTGAGCAAAGATTAATAAGATACCTACTTAAGAATAGAGCTTTGTATCCAATATTCACAGGTACAACTAACCGAGATACTGACCTTAGACCTATGATAGATGGATGTAACTGTTTATCTAATGGAATGCTGGAATGTAATGGTCTATGTGGAGGTGCAGGAGGCAATGGTTACAATAATTCAATCTTAATAATATGAAGCACTCAGGAGTATTATCAATTATAGTATTCAGTACAGGATACTTAACAGGTATAGCATTAGTATGTGAGCCTGCTATATATCTTAAGTTAGCAGGAGCTACAGTGATAGGATATCTTAGTTTTATTCTAGCATTACAATGGGAGGGAGAAGAATGAAAGCACAACTATCACTATTACTAATATCAATACAATCCAAACTTTTGACACTTATATCTATATGCTTTGCATTCTTTTTACCAATAAGTGGCATCCTTATAATGATTGGAGTATTAATATGTATTGATACTTTTACAGGCATTTGGAAAGCTAAAAAGATAGAAGAGAAAATAACTAGTAGAAAACTATCAAGTATAATTAGCAAGTTAGCACTTTATGAGGTAACTGTTATAATGTTTTTTCTTATAGACCAATTCATACTAAATGATATTATCCTAACTTTTTTCAGCGTACCATTTATGCTCACTAAAGTAGTGGCATTAGTACTAGCTTCTATAGAGGTGATGTCTATTAATGAGAACTATAAAGTAGTAAAAGGGATAGACCTATGGCAATCAATGAAGTTATTATTTGCTAGAGCTAAGGATATTAAAGAGGACCTAAACAAACTGAAATGACTAGATGGGAACTTACATCTAAATATGGTACTGCTAATGTAACAGGAGCAGGATACTTAGTGAAGATTAAGTTACCTTATCCAATGAGAATTGCTTGGGACTTAGACAGCACTGTGAATACTATGATGTGCCATAAGTTAGTGGCTGATAATTTTACAGCTGTATTCAATGAGCTTCTAGCTACCTATGGCTATGATAAGATTAAGGAGTTAGGGATAGATTTATTTGGTGGATGTTTCAACTATAGAAAGATGAGGGGAGGTACAGCATTATCCATGCACTCATGGGCTATAGCAATAGACTTAGATCCTGCTAGAAATCTACTCAAAGAATCAGCGAAAACTGCTAGATTTGCAAGACCTGAGTATCAAAAGATGATAGATATTTTCTACAAGCATGGCTTTATATCTTTGGGTAGAGAGAAGAACTATGATTGGATGCACTTTGAAATAAAAGAATGATGAGATACTTAGCTATAATCTTACTACTCAGCAGCTGCTCTGCACAATACCATCTTAATAAAGCAATTAAGAAAGGATATACCTGTGAAGAGACAGGAGATACTATAAGAATAACAACTTTAGATTCTATCCCTGTTATAATTAATAATGATATAATTTGGGAAAAATTTATAACTACCAAAGATACTATTATCAAGTATAGAACAGTTTATGTTCCTAAGACTAGGCAGGAGAAGAGAATAGAGTACAAGTTAAAAGTAAAAACTATCTACAAAGATAGGATAGTAGAGAAAGCTAAAGCTAAGGCTTCACAACCTAGACCTAGAGGCAATCTTAGTCTATTATTTGTAGGAGTAGGCATAGGTTTACTGCTATCATATCTCTTTAAATTTGTTAAAGACAAATATTTGCTCTAAGTTTACACCATCTATGGTAAGAAAAAGACTGTTTTTTGACATTGAGACATCATTCAATGTTGGTATATTTTGGCGATCAGGATATAACCTCACAATCAATCCAGGTGATATCATCCATGAGAGAGCTATCATCTGCATCTGCTATAAATGGGAGTCAGAGGATGATGTACAATTCCTAACTTGGGATAAAAAGCAATCTGATAAGGCAATGATTAAAGCATTCCTCAAAATTATGGCTCAAGCTGATGAAATTGTGGCTCATAATGGGGATAGATTTGATCTCAAATGGATACGCACAAGAGCTCTATTACATGGTATTGATGTATTCACCTCACCTAAGACTATAGACACTCTTAAATGGGCTAGAAAGTACTTTAATTTTAACTCAAATAAACTAGACTATATAGCTAAGTATTTAGGAGTAGGTCAAAAGATGGATACAGGAGGACTAGATTTATGGAAAGACATAGTATTTAAGAAAGATCAGCAAGCTATGGATAAGATGGTAGAGTATTGTAAGATGGATGTTACTGTCCTAGAAGCTGTATTCAATAAGCTCAATTCTTATGCAGCTCCATCTACTCATTATGCTGTAATGGAGGGAGATGAGAAGTTCTGCTGTCCTGAATGCACTAACTATAATGTAAGACATAATAAACAGGTAGTAACTGCAGCAGGGACTATCCACTATTGGATGTTGTGTAATGATTGCAGAAAGCACTATAAAATAAATAATAAAACTTACACAGAATTTTTGAAATTCAAATATAAACATTAGCTTTGCATAGTTCCATAGTGTAGAAAGCAGTTGTAAGCTCCCCAGCACGCAGCTGCTTTTTTTTTGTGTAAGATATGCATTACATAATAGGAATAATTCCGATTAACTATGTAATTCTAAGGTAATACTTTGAAATTACATGATATTTTTAAGGTTGCAGTCGCAATTTGCGACCTATTCTTATTTAGAATGAATATAAATTACACTTTTTTATTGCAGTTATAAAACTTTATACTATCTTTGGCGTATAGTTATCAACAATTAAAACTTTTACACATGAAAACATTTAATGAAATCTTAGACTACTTAGAAGTACAACAGCAGGAGGACAAACTAAATACAAATCAACTGCATTTAATCATCCAGACCTTAACTACATTTTTAAACAAAGAGCAGTTACAGGAAATTGAGAATTTATTTAACCAATTTAAAAGATAATACAATGAAGAGACTAATTAAATACTTTACTCCTGTAGGAGAAGAGCAGATAGCATTTGCTAAGGCATTAATGGTAGTAGTTACTGCTATCATATCAATCTTATTTTTATTTCCACTTTTAAACTTATTATCATGAACTTTATAAACCTATTCAAAAGAGACAATACTTATTTTTCTAATTGGACTACTGACTATGATAGTGATGTATACATAGCAGGTACTATTGAGCCATTTACCTACAATGCATCAGAGACTGATGATGGAGATATGTCCCTGTTTATTCTAAGTGATGCAAATCTTAACCTACTTAAATCTAAGCTATGACAATCAACGCAATTATAAAGTTTTGGACTAGCAGGAGAACAGCAGAAGAGATAAGAGGTGGATTTAATCTGCCTCTTTACCTCAGGTATTTACAAATCATAAACAATAAATCCAATGACTGAGTTCACACAGCTAGCTATTAAGGTCCAGGATGAAATAGCTAATGGTGATTACACTCACCAAAAATACCTAAGATTCAGAGAGTGGTACTTTCAAAATTATGAGGGTAGTAAGAGGAATGCTAACAGAGATTTTGCAATGTTTGATTTAATGTATGGCTTAGATGTGCCAATAAAAAATAATGACAATGAAGATATATAAAGTAGTGTATAAGACCTTTGACTATTGGAATGGTCCTGTAAAGTTAGTGACCAGGATAGTAGAGGCATATGATGCTGATCATGTTAAGCAGCTCATACAAAAGAATGATGACTTAATTCTATTAATTGAAGAGGTATGAATGACATCATAAGAGAAAGGTATCCATTTGAGCCTACTAAAAAGATAGCAGATGACTTAGGATTATCAGAGTCATCAGTTTATAATAGAGCTTTTGCTATGGGTATTAAGAAAGATCCTGTCTATCTTAGGTCTACTCAATATCCTCCAGGATATCTAGGTGGTAAAGCTACACAATTTCAGAAAGGTAGTGTACCTGCTAATAAAGGACAGAAAATGTCCACAGAAGTATATCAGAAAGTGGCTAGGACTATGTTTAAGAAAGGTACTGTACCTCCTAACACTCAACCTATAGGTACTATCCATCAGAGAAAAGATACAGGAGGAAAGATGTATCAGTATATTAAGCTATCAGATTGTAATTGGCAGCTGCTAAACAGGTACACTTGGGAACAGCACAATGGACCAATTCCTAAGGGGATGGTAGTAGTGTATAAGGATGGTAATTATCTAAATAATGATATTAACAATCTGCTAATGATTACTAAAAAAGAGAATATGGCTAGAAATACCATACAAAGATTACCTAAAGAGCTTCAGCAGGTGATGAGATTAAAATGTAAACTAATAAAAAAAATAAATAAAAATGGCACACAACAAACTAAGTGATTTAAGAGATCACATTTTCATGGCACTTGAAAGACTAAGTGATGAGACATTAACAACAGACCAGGTGAATGTAGAGGTGGATAAAGCTAAGGCAATATCTCAGCTTGCAGGAACTCTAATCCAATCTGCTAAAGTAGAGATTGATTTCATTAATGCTACAGGTGTAATGGAGTCACAATCGGATCTATTTAAGTCAGTAACTCAAACTAAATTATTATGACAGCAGTACAGCAGGTGTTTAGTGAGCTACTAGCATTACATCCGCAGCTCTTTAATATTAACTCAGTAGAGGGTAGAGAGTTTGTCCATCACTTTCATAATTTTTTGGAGATAGAAAAGCAACAAATGAGAGATGCAAGTTGTCCATACGATGGTGGTTGGGAAGATGATGACTTTGAATATTGGTATAATCAAACATATAAAAACACAGAGCAATGAAAGAAATAAATTTTTTAATAGGACAGATTGTAAAGTATCAGCTAGATACTGACTGCAGAAATAGAGCCTATGTCTATAAGAGATACTATGTAATGTACAGGCTGAACAAATGTAAGGTATCACTTACTCAAATAGGTAAGATGCTGAATAGACATCATGCTACTGTTATACATGGTATCAGAATGCATAGAAGATGGACCAGGATGCAGGATAAAGTATATCTGCATGAGATAGAGCCATTAGTTCAATCTGCTCTTAATAATGATTATGAGGATAAGTACAAAGTTTCGGCAATAGAGAACTTTAATTACATCAATGTAAGGATTCAGATGCCTTGGGAGTATGATAAGATACAACAATTTAAAGAATATATGACAGCTAAAGAACTAGCTGAAATAATTTAAAGCTCTTAGGAGCTTTTTTTGTGCTGTATAATTTCCTTACTGATATTGACTTGTAGAGAATTAGAACAAAAGTACAATTCACATCCCTATACTCTATAATATATATATTTTTATTTACAATATATTTTTAATAAAAAAAAAATTTATTTTCATATTGGGGGGTGAACAGTTTTTACAAAAAAAAAGTGTTTTTTCGTTCTAATCTTCTACAGCCTAATAACAATAGGAGTTAAGACAGCACAAATAATAGCACAAAACAGCACAAATAATTTATTTTTGCACTTTAGTATCAATTATAAATTAATTTATTACATTTGCAAACAACATAATCGCCATGATAAAAAACATTAGAGAGTATAAATCCCTGCAATTCCTCCTGGCGGTTGTGTTAAGCAGGGACTCTCAACTTTATTTATACTTATGAAAGTAACTTTTTACAAATCAATTAAGGATGTATCACCTTATCAGAATAAGGATGTAGGATTCTATCTAGATAGGATTAAGAATGGCAAGTCTGAGCAGTTATGTAAGGACCTAAGATTCTCTACTGATAAAGAGGAAAGGAAAGCCATTAAGATGCAACTGCCTGTTGTTACCTTTGGAGGTGATTTCAGTAAGAGGAATAATGCATCTCTAAGAAAGGCATCAGGATTACTGACTTTAGACTTTGATGAGGTGCAGGATCTACCTGCTCTGATTGTAGAACTGAAAGCTCACAAATCTATCTTCTCCTGCTGGACCTCACCATCAGGTAATGGAGTGAAAGCTCTAGTCAAAATACCAATAGTACAGGATGACAAAGAATACAAAGAGTATTTTAAGCAAATATCTGCAGTATTCAATGGAGTAGATGAATCAGGTAAGGATATTGCTAGAGCTTGCTTTGAGTCTTATGATCCTGATATCTATGTTAATTTAGATGCTGAGAATTATATCATTGACTATGATGTTATCCCATTTGAGACTAGTGAGGTAGGTAGTATTACTAACATTAAGGTATTAGATACTGATGAGATAGCTAATAAGCTGATGGCTTGGTTCAAAAAGAAGTATAATTCACAAAATAGAAACTCCTCACTTTACAAATTAGCAGCAGCATTCAATGACTTTGGAGTGGATAAAAATACCTGTCAAGATTATCTAAAAGGATTTGAGCAGAAAGATTTTGGATCTGTAGAGATACTAGCTTTGATAAATTCTGCCTATAAAAAAACTGCTAACTTTAATACTAAGCAATTTGAGGATAAGGAGAAAAAAGATAAGCTCATTAACTTTGTGTTGAGTGGTAAGTCTGATGCTGTTATCCTAGAGGAATTTAAAGAGTACAATAAAGAGAATATTGAGTCAGAGATTCAGACTATTAAGGAGGTAATAAAAGTTGATGAGTTTTGGAAATATGATTTCAAGGGTGATGTATTAATTATACCATACCGATTCAAACTATTCTTAGAGAATCTACAGTACTATAAGTACTATCCTGTAGCTAACACTAAGACCTTTGTCTTTATAACTAAGAATGAGAACTTTATTAATCATGTCTCTGAATTTCAGATAAAGGATAGAGTGATGGAGTACCTGGTGCAATCAAATCGCATACCTGTATTTGATGCTGTAGCTGAGAAGTCTAAACTATTCACTCCTCAATATCTTAGCATGATAGATACTGCTAATGTAGAGATGGAAAGGGATGGTATAGACTACGGTATGATTTACTATAAAAATGCAGCTGTAAAAGTATTTGCTAAGCACCATGAGATATATGAATACTCAGAGCTTAAAGGATATGTATGGGGTAATCAGATAATAGAAAGAGATTTAATAGATGCTGATCACCATGAGTCAATGTTCAGGAGTTTTATTTGGTTTATCTCAGGGCAGGAGGTAGAGAGATATGATACTATGAAGAGCGTGATAGGCTATATGCTACATTCTTATAAGACATCTGCTAATAACAAAGCAATTATTCTAAATGATGAAACTATCTCAGATAATCCTAATGGAGGTAGTGGCAAAGGGATTCTGATTAATGCTATAGGATACATGAAGAAAGTTAGCACCATTGATGGTAAGACCTTTGACTCAAATAAATCATTTCCCTATCAGACTGTATCTTCTGATTGTCAGGTGCTGGCATTTGATGATGTAAGAAAGAACTTTAATTTTGAGAGCTTATTTAGTATAATCACTGAGGGCTTAACTATTGAATACAAAGGTAGAGATGCAATTAAACTACCTGTAAAAGACTCACCTAAAGTACTTATCTCTACTAACTACACTATCAAAGCAGATGGCGGCTCTTTTAAGAGGAGGATGTTTGAGGTGGAGCTGAGTAGTTACTTTGGCACACATCATACTCCATTTGATGAATTTGGCTCTATGCTGTTTGAGGATTGGGATGAGCAGGAATGGGCAAGGTTTGACCATTACATGATTAACTGCTTGAATTATTACCTAGAGAATGGCTTAGTAGAATCTGAGGCTAAGAATCTAGAGCTGAGAAAGTTTATCAATGAGACAAGTCAAGACTTTATTGAATGGGTAGATAATAAGAATCTAGGATTTGACCAAAGATTGAATAAGGTATCAATGTTTGAGAACTTTATAGCAGAATACACTGATCAAAAGAAGTACCTCACTAATAGAACATTCAACAAATGGTGTAAGAAGTATGCAGAATATAATGGTAAGGAGTATGTAGATGGATCAAGCAATGGTGCTAGATGGTTTGAGATTAAGTCACAAAGAGATCCTGATGTATGGGATACAATAAATTATAATTAACATGAACAAAGAAAACAAAACACTACTCAAAGCCTTAGAGATTAACTACCTCACACTTAAGCACCCCACCATGCCATACATTACAGCATCAGATTGGAATGATAACTCTGCCAATGCTCTGACTAAATGTATCATTCACTTTCTAACCTATTCAGGCTTTCAAGCTGAGAGAATTAATACAATGGGAGTGTATAGAGAGGGTAAGAAGATACAGGTAGGAGAGAATACTAGACAGCTGAAAGGTACTTATACTCCTAGCACTGGCACTAAAGGATCTGCTGATATATCTGCCACCATTAGAGGTAGGTCAGTGAAGATTGAGGTGAAATATGGTAAGGATAGGCAGTCAGAAGTGCAAAAGAGGTATCAGGAATCAGTAGAAGCTGCAGGGGGTACATACTTTATTGCTAGAACTTTTGATGAATTTATGATTTTTTATTTAAAATTCCTTGCAGATATGAATTAATTGATTACCTTTGTTGAAATAATAAATATATACACATGGAAACAAAAACAAAAGCTGTAGTACCAGCACCTGTACTAACACTGCACCAAAAGCTCCACAAAGCTAAGCAGTCAATCGGCAAAGTAGCTAAGAATGCTACCAATCCACATTTTAAAAAGTCATACTCTGACATTAATGCAATCACTGAGGCAGTAGAGCCTATCTTATTAGAGAATGGTCTACTATTATTACAGCCTATTCAAGGTAATAGTGTATGCACTCAGATAATCTGTATAGATTCTAATGAGTCTATAGAGTCATGTATGGAATTACCTGCAGGATTGAATCCTCAGCAAGTAGGATCTGCAGTCACTTACTATCGCAGATATACTCTGAGCAGTATCTTATGCCTGCAGTCAGTAGATGATGATGCTAATCTAGCTAGTGTACCTGTTAAGGCAGCTAAGCCTGGTCTATCTAAAGAAAGATTTGAGGAGGCATTAGTATCTATTCAAGATGGTAAGTTTACTATCCCTAAGCTAAGAGAGACCTTTGAGCTTACAGATTTACAACTTAAAGCAATCATGCTTTTATAATTAGTAATCAATAAATAAATAAATATATGTTTAACATGACTACAGCACCAATGGCGAATAATAGTACCCAAGTGCAAAACAACAAAGAGGTAAACAAGGTTTACCAAACAAGTAACCTATCAATCTTTAAAAATATTGATGGTAACAGAGTTCCAAATTTACAACACATTAAACGATTGACTAATTCAATTCGTGTTAATGGAATGAAATGCAATCCTATTTTAGTAAATGAAAGCATGGAAGTAATTGATGGACAGCATAGATTAATGGCTGCTAAAGAAGCTGAATCATTTGTTTATTACATAATTGTAAAAGGTTATACACTTACAGAAGTGCATACTTTAAATCTTAATCAAAAGAATTGGGGTAAAAAAGATTTTGTAGATGGATATGCAGGTATGGGAGTAAAATCTTATATTAAGTTAAACAAGTTTGCAGAAAAAAATAAAGATTTTAGTCTTTCTGTTTGTATAGCTTTTTGTAATAATACAACTGATTCTACACATAATAGAAAAGGTGAAAATAAAGAATGCATTGAAGATGGAACATGGATAGGTAGAGATTTTGATTTAGCACAGGAATGGGCTGATAAAATAAAACTTATAAAACCACTTTTTGAACATTATGATTCTAATGCTTTTATTGGAACAATGATAACTTTATTTAAAAATCCTGATTTTAAATTTAAAGAGTTTTTAAACAAATTAAAAATACAACCATTATTATTAAAAAATCATAGAACTCGTGAAGAGTTTAAAAATCAAATTCATAAAATATATAATTATAGAAGATCAGAAAATGATAAAGTTAATCTTAGAGGATTATGAAATGGCATCCATCTTCACTCGGAAAACTAATGACAGCATCTCGGACTAAGTCTGAGGTGCTATCTGAAACTACTAAGAGCTATATCAGAGGTGTAGCTAAGCAGGATTTCTATGGTTATAATGTAGAACTCAATAATAAGTACATTAATAAGGGCAATCTGCAGGAGAATGATTCTATTGCTCTACTTAATACTGTATCATTTACTAGCATGGTAAAGAACACTGAGAGGGTGAATAACGAATGGCTCACAGGAGAGGCTGATATAGTACTAGATGATCAAATTATAGATATAAAGACCTCATGGTCATTAGAGACTTTCCCTGCTACTCCTGAAGAGGGTATAGAGAAACTCTATGAGTGGCAGCTTCGTGCATACATGATGTTATATGATAAGAACTATGCTACTCTATGCTATTGCATGGTCTCTACTCATCCATCACTACTGAATGAATGGGAGAACTTATCACTGCATCAGGTAGATCATATAGCTCCTGAGAAGAGAATCACTACTCTACTCTTCACTAGAGACCTGGAGCTTGAGGAGGAGATTAAGGTACGGTTGCATTACTGCACTGAGTACTATGTTAAGTATATTAATCAATTAAATAATAAATAACATGAGGACAATAAAAACAAAATTAACTGAAATAGCAGATTATTGGATACAAAATAACAATATAGATGATAATTATTTAAATTTTAATTGGCATCAATGCCTTACACATTGTTGGAATTGTGGAGATAATAAAGAAAATAAAAGATTAAAAACAATAAGATTAGAAAGATGTCATATTATACCTCATTCTTTAAAAGGATTAGATACTCCAAGTAACTATGTTTTGTTGTGTAAAACTTGTCATGCAGATGCACCAAACACTTTAAATAAATATGATATGTGGGATTGGATTAAATCAAATAGAACATTTTTTGGGATGACAAATACTTATCGTTTTGATCAAGCATGTAAAGAATTAAAAAGAATTAAAGGAATTGATTTTATTGAAGAGATTAAAACCCTTAAAAATTATAATTTTATTTTTGAAGACATATTAAAAGTTGAAGAAAAAAAAGTATCAAAACACTTTGGATGGACAATTAATGTTTCTACCTATGCTTTATTATTAAATCAATGTTTAACACAAATGAAACAACAATAACATGAGAGATAAATTCTATGAGGCTGCCATGATAGCAGCTATGCAAGCACTAATTCAAAACAATCCTGGTATCAGCTGTAAATTTGCTGCTAAGAAAGCTCAGGAGTATGCAGAACAGTTAGCACTACTGCAGTATGGTGAGTACAATCCTAATCCATTCCCTACTAAAGTAGTATGACCGAGAAAACAATGGCAATAATCCTAATGCTGATAATTTATGGATTGATAATACTAGGTATGTATAATTTAATAACAACTATAATATGAATGAGTACAAAGTAAAAGGACTTATCAAAGTGATAGGTGAGACAGTACAAGTTACTGAGAAGTTCTCTAAGAGAGAGCTAGTAATAACAGTAGAGGATGGTAAATATCCCCAATACATCACCCTACAGGCTAATGGAGATAAAACAGCTCTACTAGATGGCTGTAGAGTAGGTGAAGAGGTGGAGGCATCATTCAATCTGAGAGGTAGAGAATGGCAGGATAAGCATTTCAACTCATTAGAGTTATGGAAAATAGAAGTATTGACTGCAGCTGCAGTAGCTCCTGCTCATGTACCTGATAATCCTGGAGATGATCTCCCTTTCTAAGGGGCAGAGCCTAAAGGACTTTATGATTAAAGAGACTAAGTCTAAGCTCACCAATAGATACAAGCTCAGTCATTATGCTGAGGATATCGGAGTCTCTTACTGCTCCATTTGGAGATTCACCAATGGTAAGGCTGTCAATGAGCAGTTCTACCTCAAATGGTGGAAAAATTATCTAAATAATTAATAACTTTATGGCAGTCTTATGGCTGCCTTTGTTATTTTTGGCAAATGAACATACTAACCTACATCGCAATATCATGGTTTATAGTAAACTTTGAGCCATTACAACTACTGATTGACTCAATCTTTAGAAAAATTAGGTTTAGCAATCTAGCAATATATCTACATTCATCTGCTAGCTGTATTAAATGCATATCTTTTTGGCTAACATTAATTTGCACCTGGTCATTCATTGAAGCAACTATTGTAGCCTTACTATCGTTTATACTACAGGAATGTTTACAGAAGCTGAGCAAGTAATAATACAACAGGTATTCAATCTACCTGAGAAAGAACAGTCTTATAAGATTCATTTATTAAAACTCAAGCCTATTAAGGTAAGAGTAACAGGTACTCCTGATAAGGAATGTTTTTGTAGTGGTGTAAGAAGAAAGATATGGTATAAGGACTTTATCCAATGGTATGAGACCTATACTTGATAACTACATATCAGCTCACTACAAAGAGATAAGGAAATATACTAACTATTTTCTAGTAAGAATGAAGTCTACAATATCTGCAGATGCTGTAATAAATAACTCTTTTCTATATTTATGTAATATAGATATAGAGGTAACTGATCCTGGTAAGGTGAAAGCATATCTATTAAATACTATTAAGATGCAGATCCTATGGAGTACATCACTAACTAATAGGCAAGAGAGAGTGACAGCTACAGATAGTACTATGCCTATAGTGATGGATGATGATACGGATTTATACGATAAGATTAGAGAAGATATGCAGTATCAGAATAACATGGCAGTGATAGAGACTTATAGAGGGAGGATAACAGATAGGATTAAGCTGATAGTGTTTCAATGTTATTTTGATAAAGGATACAGTACAGCTAGAGCAATGGCAGAATATTTCAGAATACCTGTTACATCTGCTCACTATTGGATACAAGAGATTAAAAATGATTTAAAACAACTAAGAGATGAAAATTAAAAATGAATTTATTGGAGTAAAAGTATCTCACAAAGGAAATAATGTAAATGTCTCAACTGAGAATTATACTTTTTGTGAGTCTATAGGTCTAGGCTATATGTTTGAAGAGCCTACGGTATCTGAGCCTAAAGTTATTAAGTATAAAGCAGTCAAAGGACCTATTCCTGCTCCTGTAGTAGATGAGCCTACTGTAGAATCTGAGGAGGATGTCACAGAAGCAGAGTAGCATATCATTCTGCAGAAAGCCTAAGTTAAAGAGACCAGGTGTTCATGCTAAGAGTAAGACCTCTAAGCTGAAATCAAGTAAGAATTATACTAAGCAATACAATAGACAAGGATAATGGCAGGTAGACCGAGAACACTAGAATCCCCTGAGCAAATGATGGAGCTTTGGGCTATATATAAAAAGAAAGTTAAAGACAATCCTAGACATTCTTACAGCTTATCTAATAAGACAGGAGAGATAGTAGCTATACCTTTAGAAGTACCTTTGACATTAGATGGATTTGAGGTATGGGCATTTAAAGAGTATGGTGATATCCATAACTATTTTGATAACTCAGGAGATAGATATTCAGAATATAAGGTTGTCTGTACGCATATAAGGAGAGAGATTCGCCAGGACCAAATTAATGGTGGCATGGTTGGTCAATACAATCCATCCATCACTCAGAGACTAAACAACCTAACCGAGAAATCAGACATCACTACCAATGGTAAGGACATCTCTGAGATTAAGGTGAACATCATTACTAGTGCAAAGGATTGAAATGATGTGCTTAGCTGTTGAGGCTTACATCTATTCTAAGAAAGGGGTAGTAGTAAAGATAAACAGGATAGCCATTATCAGTGATAGTAGGCAGATGGAGATGCTAGCCTATGCTTATGCTTATGCCAATGGAGATAGATAGTACCGTTATATTCCAAAAGAACTATGCAGCTCTCACTGATCCTGCACTAAGATTCATTATCAATGAGGGAGGCTCAAGGTCATCTAAGACCTACAGCCTTTGTCAGATGCTAATAGTCTACTGCTATCAGAATAAGAATAAGGTAGTGTCAATCATTAGAAAGACATTCCCTGCACTGAGAGCTACAGTGATGAGGGACTTTCTAGAGATCATGAAGAGCATGGACATCTATGAGGTTAGCAATCATAACAAGTCAGAGCATATCTACTCATTCCCTAATGGATCTATAGTAGAGTTCTTCTCAGTAGATGATGAGCAGAAGATAAGAGGTAGGAAGAGGGATGTGGCATGGTGCAATGAGGCTAATGAGTTATTCTATGATGACTTTACTCAGCTGAACATGAGAACAGAAGACAAGCTAATCTTTGACTACAATCCCTCTGAGTCATCCTCCTGGCTCTATGACCTACCAACTGAGGAGAGCATACTGATTAAGTCTACCTACAAAGATAATCCATTCCTACCTGATAGCATTAAGAAGCAGATAGAGGACTTGAAGAGAACTGATGAGGCAATGTATCAGATATATGCTCTAGGGGAGAAAGCTATCTCTAAGAGTAACATCTATTCTAATTGGACTTTTATAGCTCATAGACCTGTTAAGTTTGTAAAGTATGTAATGGGCTTAGACTTTGGATACAATCACCCCACAGCTCTAGTCAGAGTCTATTACTGTGACAATGACATCTTCATTGAAAAGATTATCTATGAAAGCTACCTCACCACTACTCAGCTCATAGAGAAGATGGATGCATTGAATGTAGATAAGCAGATAGAGATTATGGCTGACTACTCAAGACCTGAGATAATAGCCGAGATGAATACTGCAGGGTATGATGTGCATAATGCTAACAAGGTAGTAAAGAAAGGCATAGATAACATTAAGACCTTTGGAGTATTTTGTCAGGAGGATAAGCAGATAATGAAAGAGTATGAGAACTATAAGTGGAAGAAAATTGGTGATCAGATCATGGATGAACCACAAAAAATTTGGGACGATGCCATGGATGCGATCAGGTACGCCACCACTTACATCAGGCAGGAGTATTATACTGATGACTCTTACTATGCGTTCTAAACAAAAAGCTAACCTAATGTAATATAGTTATGAGTGATACATTAAAAGAAATAGCAGATAATCTAGGAGTAGGTCTCGTTAATGGTAGCTACCTTAATGGCATAGCTCAATTCTATGGAGTGAACTTAGCTACCTCTACTGATTTAATGAAAGATTTGCTAACTGCAGTAGGAGGTGATCCATCTACATCTACTGACTATCTCCAGGATATAGTGAAAGAGTTAGGTCAAGATACTACAGTCAATGCAAATTGGATGGAGGCATGGCTACTAGCTACTACAGGTCCTGTCTTTAGTGATGACAGAATCACTGAGATAGGAGATAGCAGATTCACTGAGGATAGTTTGTATGAAAGAGTAACACAATAAATAAATATATATAATGGCAAATAAAAAGATTAGTCAATTAACAGCAAAGGGTACAGCATTAGCTGCTACTGACTTAGTAGAGATTAGTGAGAGTGATGGTGCAGGTGGCTATGTAACAAAGTCAGTGACAGGTGCAAACATAAAGAGTGGGCTACAAGCTACTCTAGTAAGTGCTACTAACATTAAGACTATTAATAGCAATACTATTTTAGGTAGTGGTGACTTAGTGATAGCAGGAGGGATGAAAGTACCTGCAGTATCTAATACAGTAGGCACAACTATTACAGGTGCTACTAATGCTATATCAGATTCATTCTTATTACCTGCTAATACTTTTAGTAGTAACTGTGTATTTGAGTTACAATGGATGCCATCTAGAATTGCAGGCACAGGTACAGCAGTACAGGGATTAGTTTATATCAATAGTACTAACTCACTTACAGGAGCTACTCTATTTGCTACAGGAGTTAATATGTTATTAACAGGAATATCAACTGTAAGATGTGTAAGGTGGGTATCTATAAGAAGTAATATAGGTAGTTTAGCCGTAACATCAGGTCAGCAATCTTCTGATTTTACTAGTATTTTACCAACAGAAAACTTACCATTTAATAACACATCAGATATATATTTTCTATTTGTTATGAATAATGTAGGAGGTGCTACGCTACAATCTCGTAATGTAGGATATAAATTAGTAGGATATAACTTATAATAATAAAGCAATGAGCAATATAAAAACAAGCAAGGGTAAAATAACCTTTAATAAGACAGAGTATGTATTACAGAACTTTACTAATGATTCAGGTGAGTCAGTTAGCTATGCTCTAGTATCAGATAGTCAAGTGCATATAGGAACTGATAAAGGGATTATATTATTTGACCTGTCATGCACTATTAACAAAGAGACATTTACAGACATTAATTTATTTACTGCAGCACTTTACTAACACCTAGATAAGATGCCTAGTACTACTATAATAGCACAGCCTCAAGTACTGATGCCTGCTTATAATCCTATTAAGTATATCATAGATAATGCTGATAACAATGCTCCTGGCTTTAGGTACATCTTTACTATCTATCCTGCAGGTTCAGCTACTCAGATAGCTCAGTATAAGACTCTGCCTGTATATGGCACAGGGTATGGTGAGCAGGATATAAGTAAGCTGATGCAATCATTGGTGAGATGGAACTTTACATCTGGTCAAGTGAATGAATCATGGTATCAATATGATATAGAGTTTGGCTATGAGTTTACTAGTAATATTATCTATACTAATTCACTTGTAGAAAGTGGAGGAGGAGATGTAGAGATACAATACAATGCTCATGGTTTTGTGCTAGGTGATCAGATTAGTATTACTCAGGCAGCAGGAGGTATAGCTGCTAATCCTACAGTAGAGGGATTGCATACTGTTATCTTTGTTAGTGCTAACCTATTTGTTATAAATGCTAGATGGGATACTGTTACTGATGACACTATCAATGGCACTGTTACCTATGCAGATTTAAGAAAGACTCAGGTATTAGATGATGAGATTATAGAGGACCAAGAGGTATTCAATGGAGCTTATAGCTTAGGCATCTATGCTCAGGGATCATTCCCATCTACAGAATATTATGGCTTATTTAATCCTAGCTATGCACTTACATCTCTCTCGAATCCTAACACCTCATCTACTGCAGCTGCTTTTGTAGCAGATAGTGGGTTTATTTATTATCTAATGTGTAGGGTATATAATGGAGTGGCTTATACATTAAGTTATTATAATACTGCTAATGATGGATTATTTCTAGGACCGTTCTCTCATACACCTGCAGATGGTTTATATAATTTTACAGTAGATCCAAATACTCAACCTAATCAAGATTACTATGTAGAGATAGTAGGAGATAATGGCTCTGAATTTAGATACTACTTTCAGTATGACAATAGATGTGCTATCAATGAAGATGCACTATACTACCTAGATAGAATGGGATCATGGCAGCACTTTGCATTTCAACTTAAGACCTATGAGAAAGGGCAGATTACTAGAGAGATGTATAATCAGCACGTTGATGGTTATGTATCAGGTGCTGATGAATGGATATATAACCCTGATGCTATAGGTAACAGAACACTGAACACTAATGTATCTAATACCTTAGAATTGAATACTAATTGGATGGACCAATACAATGCTGATAGATTCCAGGAGCTACTGACATCGCCTCAAGTATTCTACCACAATGGTACAGATACTAGAGCTTGCACTATAGATGCTACATCTTTTGAGAACTTTAGACAGCGAAATAAGAATCTAATTAAGCAATCAGTAACTATTAAGCTAGCACTTAATACTCCTATCAATGGTTAGGATACAACTTAACACAGGATACCTAGATGTCAAAGAGGGTACATCATTCCCTCTTAACTTTAGCATTGGAGATATCAGGGATATATCTAAGAGAACAGGTAACTTTAGTAAGACCATTACTTTAGTAGGTAATAGCAATAACGATAGACTGCTCAATCATTACTATGATGTAAACATACAAGCTGGCACTTTTAATATTAATCAGCTCACTAGCTGTGATGTTATTCAGGATGGTATACCTGTTATGACAAACGCAACTCTTCAGCTCATAAACATTAAGAAGTCACAGCTCACCTCAGCCTATGAGCAGATGGTGGAGTATGAGGTATTGATTAAAGAGAATAGAGGTACATTCTTTACTGACATCTCTAATAAGTATTTGAATGATATAGATTTCTCAGACTTAGATCATGCAGTAGATGCTGATGTAGTGATTGATACCTTTGATAATGTTTTAGCAGATGGCTATAAGTATGTGATGCCATTTAACATAAACGATCAGTATCAGCTAAATTGGTTTAAGCCTGCTATCTATGCTCAAACTTACTTTGATAGAATCTTTGCTACAGCAGGATATACTTATACTTGGGATGGACTAGAAGCTGCGAACTTTGATAAGCTACTGATACCATACAATGGTGATCAGAATGTAGTGGATTGGACTGATTATAAAGTAGTGGCAGAGAAAGCAGCGTTTAGTGAATTAAAGACTCAGGATATACTTAGCACAGCAAATTGGACTTCTTTGACTCAGTATCCTATGGAGGCTAGAGATTTAACTACAGGATTTACTGAGATATTAGATCCTTCTAATAAATTTAATCCTGCTAATGGTCAGTACACTACTCCTCAATGGGTAGGTACAGGCTCAGGGCAGTCTTATGTATATGAGGTATCAATGGCAGGTGAACTATCTTTAAATTTCAATACATCAGTAAGATTATCTCCTGATGGAACTGCTGCCTATAGAGTTTTTTTAAGAGTAAGAGTAGGAGATGGTTTAAATGCAAAATGTTATTTACCTGATTTAATTTATAGTGATGATGTTAATTATTTTGCAACTCCTACAGTAATATCATTAGGCACATTTAATCAGATATTTACCTTTAATGCTACAACTGATGGTTCATCATCAGGAGGGATAGATATAAATGATATACAGATAATGCAGATAGGAGTAGATGTAGTTAATACTTTTGTTCAAGGAGAAGTAGTTAATACTTTTGTTTATTGGCAGCCAGGCACTACTACTACTCCTCAGACTCCTAATATAGATTTAGATATTACTAGTTTTGATGTAACTATCAGACCATCTGATAACATGCCATTAGACAGTGGTATTACTACTATGAACACCTTTATCCCTGAGAAGATTAAGCAGTCAGATTTTATTAAGAGCATCTTTATGATGTATAATATTTATGCTACTGGTGATCCTGATAGTCAGACTAACTTAATCCTAATCAGTAGAGATGAGTACTATGATTCAGGTAAGGCTGTAGATTGGACTAACAAGCTGATGAAAGATAAGGAGCAATCTATGATTTTTATCCCTGAGCTTAGCAATAAGAAGTTAAGACTAACATATAAGGCAGATACTGACTCACCTAATACAATCTATACAGGAATCACTAATGAGATATATGGACAAGTAGAGGTAACCTTTGATAATGAGTATGTGAAAGGTATAGATGTCAAAGAGCTTATCTTCTCACCTACACCTGTACAGCCTACAGTATTCGGTGCATTCCTACCATTACTAAATGGTGCAGCACCTAAGGTTAACATAAGGATATTATATGATAATGGTGAGCTGACTGCTCAGTGGGCTATAATTAATTCAGGGTATAATATACAAACATCTACAGATGGAAAATATCCCTACCTCTCACACTTTGGAGGAGCTGATCCATTTAGACCTGTGTCAGATATTAACTTTGCCACTGCACAATACTACTACTATCAAGTAGCTCAGAACACTGATAACAATCTTTACAATAGATATTGGAGAAGAACAGTAGCACAGATAAATGGAGGTAAGCTATTGACTGCCTACTTTCTACTCAATGAGGTAGACATCCAACTAATGGAGCTGAATGATAAGATAAGGATAGACAATAGTTGGTGGAGTATTAATAAAGTAATAGATTACAATGCTAATGACTTAGTGCCTACTAAGGTAGAATTGATTAGCTTAGAGACTGAAATAGATTTACCTAACTTTGGATAGATATGGCAATAAATAAAGGACCAGGTAATGGTGAGCAGATTGTAAGTATAATGCAAGGGTATAATACTAAGACCAATGTAACTACTGACAATCATAATTCTATTATATTAGGCTCAGGTAATGTGATAGGAGATAGACTTAATGCTTTAATAGTAGGTAATGGTCTAAGTCTAGAGAATGATGGAATAGCTACTACTAATCTTACAGTGACTAGCACTATAAATGGTAGACCTGCGAATGATATGCTACGCAACTATCAGAGATACATAGCTTTGATTACTCAGACATCTACTAATGCACCTACAGTCATAGAGCTAGAGAATACTATAGGACCAATAGTTTGGACTAGGTCAGCAGTAGGTGTATATAATGGTACATTAACAGGAGCTTTTACTTTAAATAAAACTTATGCTATGGCTAGTCAATTAGTTGCAAATGCTATAGTTTTGATAAGACAAAAAACTACAAGTATTATAGAGATTACAACTACTAACCTACATAGCCCTAATGCAGTCGAACATGATGCACACTTAACTAATAACACAATAGAAATCAGAGTATATGAATGAAGTAGTAATACCACTTAAGATACAAGGCATAGCTCAGATGAAAGCTGAGTTAAGAGAATTGAAAGGATCTATAGCTAGTGCTACTGATCCTGCACAAATGGCTGCACTTGCTCAACAAGCAGGAGTACTCAGTGATAGAATTAAGGATGCTAATGATGCAGTTGCTGTATTTGCATCAGGCTCTAAATTTGAACAGGTAAGCAATGGATTAGGAGGGATTAAAGACTCATTGATGTCATTGGACTTTGAGGAGGCAGCAGAGAAGTCTAAGACTTTTGCTACTGCTTTGGGTGGTATTAATAAGACTGATATTACTAAGTCATTAAAAGGCATGAGTGAGACTGCAGGAACTTTAGGTAAAGCATTCCTAAAACTAGGAGCTCAGATATTAATCAATCCTATATTCTACATTCCTATTATAATAGCTGCTATTGTGGCTGCTATAGTTTTAGTACTTAAATCTTTTGGATTATTAGATGATGTAATGAAAGCACTAATGGCACCTATTAATGCTTTGATTCAGGGATTCAAATCCATGACTGATTGGTTAGGTCTTACAACTTATGCAGCTGAAGATAATGCAGAGAAATCAGCAGCAGCTAATAAAAAAGTAAGTGAATCATCTAAGTTAAGAGAGGCTCAGGTAGTAGGAGATTTGGGTAGAGAGATTGCTGAGCTTAAAGCTGCAGGAATAGAAACTGCTAAGCAAGAGGAGGAAGTAAGTAACACTAAAATAAAAGAGGCTAATATAAGAAAAAAACAAGCTAAAAAAGAACAAGATGACATTAAAGATTTAGATGGTAAATTTTATGATGATAAAAGATTAGAATTAAAAAAGCAAGTAGATGCAGAGAATGAAATAATAAAGCAAGCTAATAGTGATAAAGTTGTAGCTAAAAACTCTGCCAATAAAAAAGAACTAGATGACTTAGCTGCTGACAATAAAGAAGCTGCTGCTAAACAAAAGGCAGCTAATGAGAAATATGCAGCTGCAGATAAAGCATCAATGCAACAAATTGCAGAAGCTAGAAAGATAGTAACTGATTCTACTAAGACTGCTCAGCAGATTGAGCTAGATGATTTAAAGGCTGCCTATGCTATTAAGATAGCTGAAGCTAATAAATATAAGAATGATACTACTGCATTAGTAGATGGTCAAAAGATACAAGAGGCTGCTATTAATAAAAAGTATGCAGATGCTGCTAAGGCTATTACAGATGCAGATAATCTAAAGAGAATAGCTGATGAGGATGCAGTATTCTTAGAGACTCAAAGATTGCTATTAAATGATACTGAATTTAAAAAGTTACAAGCTACTCAAGCAGCAGAGGCTAAGATGAATCAGTTTAGTTCTAATGCTGAAATAGTAAAAGGATTAGAGAAAGAGCTAGCTCAACAGATTATAGATATTGATAAAGATGCACAGGAAAAAAAGACTGCAAAACTTAAAGAGGAAAAGGATAAGCAGGATAAAATTATTGAGGAATCAAGACAGAAAGAAATAGCTACTATAAAAGGAGGATTAGATACAGCAACTGATGCACTTAATTCTATTAATTCTTTGGCATCCATAGGAATGGAGGCTAAACTTAAAGGAGTTAAGAAAGGTAGTAAAGAAGAAGAGAAGATATTGAGAGCTCAATTCAAACAACAAAAAGCTATGCAGTTAGCAATGGCTGCAATCAATGGAGCTCAAGCTATTCTAGCTATATTGACTGTACCTGACTTTACTTTAGGAGTAGCATCAGCAATAAGGATAGGAGCAGCAGTAACAGCAACTGCAGCAAGTATTGCTACTATTGCAGGCACTCAGTTTGGAGGTGGTGCATCAGCCCCTGCAACACCTGATGTAGGAGGAGCAGGTACATCCACCACAGCAGTAGCACCAGCAGCAGGTCCTCAGCTATTTGGTCAAGCAAATACAGGTAGTCAAGTGAATGCAGGAGGTGGCTCTAATAACATAACAGTAACAGCAGTAGTATCTGAGACTGAGATAACATCATCACAGAATCATATTAATAACATACAAAATAATTCAGTATTATGATAAGCTATCAATCCATAGTAGATAAGATTACTGCTTTCTATGACAATCATGCACAGGTAGAAAAGGTAGGCTCAGACTTTAAAGAGCAAATGGTAAACTTTGCTACTAAAGATGAGAAGTATCCACTAGTCTATGTAGTTCCTACAGGAGTTACTCCCTATGAGAATGTAACTATCTTTACAATAGAGCTGTATTGCTTTGATATTATTCAGATGGATAGAGCTAACATCACTACTATTTTAAGTGATACTCAGCAGATACTCCAGGACCTTTATTTAGAGTTTACATTCTCAGATGACTATGACTTTGATATAGATGGACAGCCTACATTCATACCATTGAATAATGATCTATTAGACTATGCTGCAGGATGGCAGATGAATCTTTCAGTAGTGATTCCATCATGGACTAACTGTCCTATCCCTAAAAAAATATATACAGCTTATAGTCAGGTGATAGATCCTGATGTTTTTGTTTCAAACAGTATAGCTTTCTTTTGTAATGGTGTACAGTGGGATGTTCAGACAGGGGTATCATCAGGTGAAATAGGTGCATTTGTAGCTATGTGTAATGCTAATGCTCAAGGCTCTGACTTTACTCAATACGGTACATACTTTGACAATGGAGATAACAGGGTGAGACTAGAGATGCCTTATCATGTATACAATACTTTTTGTCCTAATGGAGAAGTGACTTTACAAATAGAACAAATTTAATACTTAGTATAATATAGTTATGGCATATAACATTAAATATAAGATGAGAAATAGGATGGCTAACATCCTTAAGAAAGTTATTAGACAAAATGGATTAGTAGATACAGGTACTCTAGTAGACTCAGTACGAATAAATGCAGAGATTACAGATAAGTCAAATCTTAGAATACAAATTCTTGCAGCTTATTACTTTGGATTCCTTAATAATGGTACTATTAGTATAGCACCTTATGATCTAGTCTATAAATTTAATGTAGCATTATATGATGCAGATATCTACTCTGAAATCTTTGCAGATTATACAGAATACTTACTCAATACTTATCCTATCTTAGATGCTGTTAATATAGTAGAAAGAGGACAGGATGTATTCTTTGATTTCTTACCTTTATTCGGAGACTTTACAGGTACACTAGATTACTAGTCTAAGGTCTTTTTCATTCCTAAGATATTAAAGACTAACACTACAGGCATCTCTAAGATACTATTGAACTTGCTTAGGTCATCATTACATAGAGACATGATAGTAGATTCCCAAGCAAACTTTTGCTTTTGCTGTTCTCTCTTCTGCTCTTTAATCTCATCAGCATCTTCTAGCACCTCATCATCAGTCACTACATCTACTAGTAAATTAGTATAGGTATTGGTAAAGTTCTCTCTATACTTTAGATACTCAGGTATCAATCCATAAACATCAGTAATAGGATAGTCTAAGTACCAATCTAATCTATCTCTAGGACTATACTCATAAGGCTCTATGATATCATCACCATAAACATTCTTAGATGTTCTCCTGTACAGCAATGCTAAGATGTGGCAGAAGTGGTCTAGGTAGTTATTAGAGAAGTAATGCTCAAGGTCTATAAATTCTCCTAGACTAATCTTATTGAATGGCTTGAGTACATACTTATCTAGCTTATTTTTATACCTCTTAGATGGCTCTGACTGCAACCATTTAATCTGCTCAGTCAATACTGATAACTCATCTATATCTAGCTCCTCAAATTTAGAGATATCGCTATCAGTTAAAGCAGAAAGTACATCAATCTGATAGTTAAACATTCCATCCTCACTGCTCAGACTCCTGATCTCCAGGAACTGACTCACTGATATCTGACTCCATTGCTTTGGTAGTTTGAGATTCTGCATGGTTAGTAATTTTGTAGGTTACAAAGGTAAGGTAAGGGATAGATATATCTGCTTTGAGCTTGCTGAATAGTTTAGCTTTGTGCTTAAGATGTGCAGGATCATAATGCTCAGTATTGGATAGGTCAGTTCGTTTAAACATAAGAGCCATGATATCTGATATATATTCTTTATTATCTTTCTTAACAATTTTTTCAACAATCCTACTATCTTTCACTGAGAGCTTCATCTCAGCCTTATAAGTATAGCCATCTATCTCTATCTCTTCAATAGCATCTTTCTTATCATAGTTATTATTATTAAACTCCTTAACATTAGCTAAGAACAGGTCAAAATCTACATCCATCTCATCCTCTGTAATGCCTAAGTACTCAAAGACTTTACAATGTTTCTCAAGAGTATCATATTCATCACTGTTATGGATAGCAGATATCTTTTGGAACTGCTCTAGGGTAAGCTCATCCATCTTAGATGGGATTTCTTTGCCGAATAATTTTATCATAGTTTTAATTTTTGAACAAATATAAAAAAAATATAATATAGTTATGACAAAAGACATACCAATCTATAAAATTACTATAGATCCTGAGTATTCAGATGGTGAAGAGTTAGGGATTGAGCAAATAGCTTTCACCTCAACTCCTGCCATTATTACCAAAGGTCTAGCATTTGATGAACACAAAAAATTGTTTTTCTCAGATGACCTAAAGTATAGAGTAGTAGCTCCTGCAATGATACCTATGGAGATATATAGGAATGATGAGGAGGATGATGAATATTATGTACAATTTACAGCTGAGACTATTGAGCAGATTCATTCTAAGTTTATGCAAGACCTTACTAATAGGAATGTCTTTAACCTAGAGCATGATACTGATAAGACAGTGCCAGCTTATGTACTTGAGGCATGGATAGTAGAAGATCCTAAGAAAGATAAAGCCTACTCTAGTTATGGTATTGAAGTACCTAAAGGCACATTAATGGTAACAGCTCAGGTAACTGATAAAGAGTACTATAATGAGCTAGTGAAAAATGAGCAGATAGGATTCTCAATAGAGGGATTCTTAGGCTTAAAACTAAGTAATCAAATAAATAAAATAAATATGAAGTTACCTGATGGAGAGCATCTAATCGAGGGTAAGATCTACATCGTAGTTGATGGAGAAGTTACTGAGATAAAAGATGCACCTGTTGTTGAAGAAGAAGCAATGACAGAAGAGATTGCACTAGAGACAGTAGTAGAAGAGGAAGTAATAGAGGAGACACCTGCCACAGAAGAGATGGCTATTGATCCTGCTGCTGATGCTGAAGCTATCCTGGCTATAGTACAACCTGTAATTGATGAGCAAATCAATGCTTTAATAGCAATGATAGCTGATTTAAGAAATCACATGGAGGAAGTAATGTCTGAAGGTGAGGAAGTAGTAGAAGTAGAAGCTACTAAATTATCACAGCATGATAAGTTCAGTATGGTGAGTAAATTTTTAAATAATAATAACTAAATAAAAAACAAAAAAAATGAGTAGAAAATTAAAATTTGACTTGGACATTGATGCATCTGCATTATTACAAGCTAACAGTGAGGCATTTTATAGCCGAGCTTATTTAAATGAAGAAGTAGTAGACAACTACCGTACATTACCAGGAGTGAAGTATAAGACTAAAATTTCTAATGTGGTCTTTGGACAGGTATTGCAGGCAGAAAATTGCGGATTCAATGCATCAACTGATGACCTTGCATCTGTAGAGATTGATGTATGTTCTCTATCTGCAATGGCTCAAATTTGTCAGTTTGACTTAGAGCAGTCTTTCGTATCATTAC